GTTTCCCAGTCACGATCGCGGTGTAAATACCCAACAGGTGTTTTACTTCAAGTTGGTAGCACCACTTTCCCTATTAACGGCTCAAACTCAAGTGAGATTTTTGGTGGCCACGGCATCACAGAAGATGTACCGAAAGAGTTATGGGAAGCTTGGTTATCTGAAAACAAAAACCATGATCTTGTAACAGGTGGCTTTATTTTTGCGCATGAATCACGAAAAGAAGTGAAAGCAGAAGCGAAAGAGAAAGCAACCAACAAAACTAAAGCAGAGGGCTTGGCTAAGCCTGCTGGTGATGAGGTGAAGTAATGAAAAAACTAAACGATGGTATTGGTCTTGGCTCAGATGGCTATGGGTTAGGGTGATAACATGCCAAACGGTGTAGTCGTTTTTGATGTAGCGGAATTTCGGAGCATGTACCCGAAAATCACCGCTACTGATGCACAATTAGAAATGTTTTTCTTGGAAGCTGAATTGCTTTTTAACAATACTGAACATTCATGTGTTAAGGATGTTAATAAGCGTAAAATCTACCTATACCTAATTGTTGCTCATTTGGCTACACTACAGGCGCAAATTGATGCGGGCAATACTTTGGTTGGTCGCATCTCCTCTGCTACAGAGGGGAGTGTGTCGGTTTCTTCTGACTATGGCACATTAGGTAAAAACGAAAAGTATTGGGCACAGACACCATATGGCGCTAAATACTGGGCATTAACCGCACCATTTAGAACTAGCCTTTATGTTGTGTCCAACTTTCCAATGCCTGTGGATCGGCGTGGTTATCCAAGAAATAGGTTTTATAATTCATGAAAAAGAAAGGCAGCTTGTCAAAAGCATTGGATAAATACAAAGACATGGGCGCTTCCGTTCGTGTTGGTGTATTAGAAGATGCCACCTATCCAGATGGTACAAGTGTAGCACAGGTTGCCTTTTGGAATGAGTACGGGACAGCAACAACGCCGTCCCGTCCTTTTTTTAGATCAACAGTGAACGACAACCGCAAAGCATGGGTGCAGAATACCAAAAACCTAATTAAGCTTCATAATGACCCAAATAAAGTAATGGGATTGATGGGTGAGCATATTAAAGGGCAGATTGTGCAGTCTATTGTTGGTTGGGCATCACCGCCAAACGCACCATATACCATTAGAATGAAAGGCTTTAATAAGCCGTTAATCGATAGCGGACAGTTATCTAGGTCTATATCTTATGAAATTGGTGGTAATGAATGAACCTAAGAGCCATAGCAAACAGTATTACACGTGGGGTTAATCCGAACAATACAGAAGCCATACTAGCATCATGCACTGGCTATACGATTGTCGCTGGTGGTAAGCAAGTGCCGCAATACTTAGAATCAGTGATTGAAATTCAAACGCAATCAATTGAGTCTGACCAGTTAGAGCATTTAAATCTTTCATCACAGCAAGGTCAATATAACTTTGTTTATGCGAACGGTTTGATTTCAGCACAGCGCCGCACACTAAGCAAAGGCGAGGATTTATTAAAATTCAAGCCATACGGCGAAGATGATGTGGTTACATGGAAAGTTGTCAAGGTTTTAGAATCTTATCCTGACTGGGTAAAAGTTCTTGTGCATAGGACTAGTTTATGAACTACGAAGAAAATATTTATAACGAGCTATGGGCTTATTTAACAGAGCTGTTCCCTAACACACCAGTTATTCAAGGTCTACAAAACAACACGCCGTTACCAATTGACGCTATTGTGATGACTCTAATGCCTTATACACAAGATTTAGACCAAGCACGATACGAACATGATGGCGATATTCAAGAATCGCTGGTGCAAGGCTCTAAGCTTCAAATGATGCAGCTAGACTTCTATGGCACACAAGCATACGACAAGGCAATGAAAACCGCTACGTTATGGCGTTCACAGTACAGCACCAATGTTTTACAAGGCGTGCAGCCATTGTATGCAAACAATCCAAAAAATTTGGAATATGTTAACGAACAAGACCAATACGAGAAGCGATTTTTGCTAGAAATTGCGTTACAATATAATCCACACTATACGTATGCGGAGCAGTCTAGTACAACGGCGGCTATCGACATAAATTTAGCTAACTCTTAAAAAGGATTCATGCATGCTTCCATCTATTCCAGCTAGTGATATTGCAAATATCTTGCCTGCCGCATTAGGTACAGGTGGTAATTCATTGTCGCTAAACACTGCTGTATTTACGACAGCTACTAAATTCCCAGTCAAAGAATACTTTGATGCCGCTTCGGTTGGTGATGACTTTGGGGTAACGTCAAACGCCTATAATTGGGCGGTAAATTATTTTAATGGTTTCACTGGTTCAACAATCAAGCCTAGTTCTTTGTTTATTGCTCAATATAACGAAGCAGACAAAGAAGCACTATTGGTTGGTCGTTCATTGCGTTCTGTTACGCTTGACGAAATTAAAGCGATTAGCGGTACACTATCAGTTACCATTGATGGTGTTTTAAAAACTGGCACAGTTGATTTATCGACTGCTACTAGCTTTAGTAATGCCGCAACTATTATTGCCACAGCATTAACTGCTACTGTAGCTTTTGACACTCAACTACAAGCCTTTACAATTGAATCTGTTGCTCTTGGTGCTGCTGCAAGCATTAGCTTTGCCACTGGTACTGCTGCTGATGCATTAGGCTTATCACAAAATGGTGGTGCTACTGTAAACAATGCAACTATTGCAGATACAGCAACGACTGCAATGAATCGCGTTACACAATACACGCTAAACTTTGCTGTGGTGTCTCATTTAAACGAAGCTGCTTTCGATACAGATTGGCAAAAACTTATCGCACAATGGGTAACACAACAAAACCATCGTTATTGGTTAATTGCATACGCAGAAGAACCAACGGCATTAATTGCAAACAATGATGTGTGTTTTGGTGCGTGGGTGACCGCAAACAATATTGCAGACATTACGCCAGTTTACGGAAAACAAGAACACGGCGCATTCTTATGTGGCTCTATTGCTTCTATTGACTTTACAGAGACTAATGGTCGTGTGACAATGGATTTCCGTAATCAATCAGGCATCACAGCAAGCGTAACAAGCTTAGCAGATGCAAAAGCATTAGAATCAAACGGCTATGCTTATTATGGCGCATGGTCTACTGCTAATGACCGCTTCCAATTCTTGCGAAATTCTATTGTAAGTGGTGAGTTTGCATGGGCTGACACGTATGCCTTCCAATTATGGGTGAACGCACAGTTCCAATTAAACGGCATCGTTGGCTTACAGCAATATAAGGCACTACCTTATAACTCAACTGGTAAAGCTAAATACCGCACAATGTTCCAAGACACGATTAATCAGGGTGTTGCTTTTGGTGGAATTGTTGCGGGTGTGGCATTAAGCGAACAACAAAAAGCTGTTATTATTAGCGAAACTGGTTCACAAGAAGCACCAATGCAGATTATGACACAAGGTTGGTTTATGTATGTTGGCGATGCTACTGCACAAGTGCGTGGTCAACGTGGTCCATTCCCTGCTAAGTTCTATTATGCTGATGGTGGTAGCGTGCAATCTATCAATATGACTTCTACGGCGGTGCTATAATATGACGATTAATACTAAAACTTTAACGGCGGCGAACTCAGTATTACAAGTTCGCTGCAAGGGCGTTTACGATAACTTTGTTCAGCTTGATGGGTTTCAAGTTGACAATGCTTTTGGCTTTGGTGATCGTACCGTTGGCGAAACTCGTGCTTCTGTAGATCGTAAATTAAGTGGCGGTTATGTCTTTAATGAATCAACGTTAACCACTTATTTTGAAGCAAACAGCAACAGCCTTGTATTTATGAATAACTGCATGGCTGACTTCCAAAAGAACGGCGAAACCCGACCATTTGATTTTGCTATTGAAATCCCATCAATTAAAAAACGTTATTCATTTAGCGGTTTTTTAATCACAGCACCATCTGGGGTGTCTGCACAAAAAATGCTTGCTGCTGTACAATACGTGTTTAACGTAGATGAATTTGTAGCTGAGGACATTAACTAATGGCACGTAAAACCAAAGACGTGACTATTGAAGATGGACGTGATGCGGGAAAAACTTTCCGCATCACTGAAATGCCAGTCACTAAAGCAGATAAATGGGCAAACACGGCATTATTAGCAATGATGCGTGGCGGTGTTGATGTTGGTAATGTTAATTTTGGCGCAATAAAAAGCACTATTACAGGCGATAATGTAGACCCAATGGGCGGCATGCTTGAATTAGCGCGAATCTCTATTGCTGGACTTGGTAATGTTACCGATGAGGTTGGGCAAGAGTTGTTAGACCAGTTAATTGATGACTGCGTTAAGGTTGTTGCAAGTTCTGGTACTGTGCGTGATATGCTGGATATTGATAGCGAGATTGAAGATATTAAAACTTTGTGGACGCTACGCAAAGAATCTTTCTTGATCCATATCAGTTTTTTAGCAGAAGGCAGTTCCCCGAACTAGAGCAACACATAGGACTGCCATTAAAAGATGGTGCCCTAGCGAAATGTGTTAACGTGTCTAACATTGTGTTTCAAGCCCTGCAAACTGGGCTTGTTTCATATGTGGAGCTTGATTCTGTGTTAGGATTAGAGGACGCTTTAAACATTATCGAAGTGCATCAAGTTGCTAAAAATAATGAGCGCATTATTCAAGAGATTCAAAAGGAGTTAAGCAATGGCAACTAATACAGTAGAACAAATATTTGTTGAATTGTTGCTTGACGCAAAAGGTTATAGCAAGGGTGCAGACGATGCAGCCAAGAAAAGCGAAAAGCTAGAAAGTGGATTGAAGGATGTAGAAAAACAATCCGAATCTACTGGTGAAAAGCTTGATAACTTAACAAAAGGTATAACCAAAACACTAAAAGGTATAGCTGGACTAGCTGCTATCATTGCGGCTGGTACAGGATTACTACGCCTTGCAGATGAAGCAAGAAAAGCAAACGATGAGCTAAACTTCTTGTCTCAAAATCTTGGCATGTCTGCCGACAATCTAAAAGCTTGGCAAGGTGCCGCGGCTGCTTTGGGTGGTTCTGCTCAGGGCATGACCAATGACATGAAATCTTTGAATAAGTCAATGAATGACTTTGTTATCAAGGGCGACACATCATTACTGCCATATTTCAACGCGCTAGGCGTGTCTATGGTAGATGCACAGGGCAAGATTAAAGACACTGATGCTGTGATGTTGGACCTTGCAGACTCAATGTCTAAAATGAATCGGGAACAAGCCTTTGCTTTAGGTCAAGACTTAGGTTTTGACGAAGGTACAATCAACACATTGCTTCAAGGTCGTGATGCCATGAAACAAATGGTTGATTACCATAAGCAAATGTACACATCAAATAAACAGGATTTAGAGAACAGCCGCAAGCTTTCTGAAAATCAAGCTAAAATGTCTGCCCACTGGCAATCAATGAAACTTATGCTTGGTAATGCGGTTATACCACTACTAATCAAGTTAAGTGAAGTTGCGTTGCGTTTCTTTGAATTTTTGCAGAAACACCAAAAGACTGTTAAAAACGTTTTTGAGGGAATGGCTATTATTCTTGGTGTGTTGCTGGTTCCGATACTAAGCAAAGCCTTAATAGCATTACTAGCGTTTATAGCGCCATTTGCGCCGTTTATATTGGTTGTTGGTTCATTAGGTGCGGCTTTTGTTGCATTGTACGATGATTACAAGACTTGGGCAGAAGGTGGTAATTCACTGTTTAACTGGGGCGCATTTAGGAAATATATTGATGATTCTACCCTATCCACTGACAATCTTAGAAATGCATTCAGTAATCTTGCAAAAGAGCTGTTAAGTAGTGCCATCCCTACATTAAAAGGCTATGCAGATATTATTTCTAAGTTAATGAGTGGTGATTTTAGAGGGGCTGGAGCACTGGCTTGGCAGATGACTAAAAATCTTGGCTCTAATGTCGCTGGATTTGTTGACGACTTAACAGGTCAAGAGCAAGGCGCCTTGGTTGGTGCTGCAAAAGGAATTGTGAATCGTGGTTCTACTGGTGCAAGCACAAGTAAACAGGCGTACTCATCAAAAGCATTTACTAAAGAAAAAGCTGCATCAATCGCTAGGGTTGCCAAGAATATTGGTGTTGATCCGAATGACTTAGCTGCTGTTATTTCCTTTGAAACTGCTGGAACGTTTGACCCTAGTATTAAAAACAAGAACTCCACCGCTACGGGATTGATTCAATTCATGCGTGGTACTGGTGGTGTTAAGGGTAAATACTACGGGATGTCACGCGACAAGTTTGCATCATTGTCTTTTGATGAGCAAATGAAATATGTTGAGCGTTATTACAAAGAGCGAAGCAACAGATTCCGCGCAGGAAATGAAGCCAATAATACCACTGGTGACGTGTACGGTGCTGTAACTGGCTGGGGATATAAGCGTGGTTCAGATGCTTATAATCTTAACAAGGTTTGGGATTCCAATAGAAATGGTATTATTGAGAAAGGCGAAATGGTGCAGAACCCTAAATTCAGGGCGCATCAAAGAAACTATTTTGATTCTATCGCTATTGGCGCCACACAAGCACAGTCGACAATGCCAAGAAATGCAATCCCAGCAACATTAGCACGTCCACAAAATAGCAGCATGACTAACATTGATGTTAAGATTGGTGATATTAAAGTGAACACAACAGCGAGTACAATTACAGGTGTGACGAGTGATGCGACTAAGGCAGCAACCAATAACATCATGCAATTAACTCAACCGATGCACTAAGGGGTAATTTATAGTATAATTAATAAATGGCTAGGGCATGCAACCCGAAAAGGAATTAACCTGATTCCCTGCCATATCCTAAATTCAGGTTATTTGCAGAGGTGCAAAATGTCAAAAAGATTAACTTTGGAGGAATTTGTACACAAATCTAATTTAATTCATAAAGATAAATATTCCTACAATAATTCTGTATATATAAATAATTCAACAAAAATTAAAGTATCATGCCCAGTTCATGGAGATTTTGAAATTAGACCACACGGTCATCTAGCTGGGAAAGGATGTATGAATTGTGCAATTGAGCTAAGATCAAAACTTAAAACCATGACAAACAATGAATTTGTAATAAGAGCAAAATTAAAGCATGGAGATGAGTATGATTATTCCAAGTCGGATTATAAAAAATCAAAAGAAAAGGTGATTATTATTTGCAAAAAACATGGAGAATTTCTACAAGCACCAAGTGAACACTTAAAAGGGTCTAAATGTAAATTATGCTCTGCTGAAAAGGTTAGCGAGAAGGAATTTATTTTTAGAGCTTCAAAAATTCACAAAAACAAATATTCCTATGAAGATAGTAATTTTTCACTAACTGGAAATAAGGTTTTTATAACGTGCCCTACACATGGTCGCTTTGAAATGATTGCTAATTCTCACCTAAAAGGACATGGATGTAAGGAATGTTCATCACACAATCTTGGATGGAGAAAATCAAAATATGTGGAGTTTTGATTTTCTCCACCTGCGATCGTGACTGGGAAACGTTATAAAAACCTTATTTCCAGTTAGTGAAAAATTACTATCTTCATAGGAATATTTGTTTTTGT